ATTGTAGTATCTGCATCTAGTGATGGAGTTGGAGGAGATATACAAATGGTAATTTCACAGGCATACGCATAATGGGAGTCTTTCAAAATAATTTATTAGCAGGAGCTGTAGCAGCAGCAAGTGCAGGTGGTGGAGCATTTTATTCACATCAGATAGAACAAAGTTGTTACTTTGATGGTACAAGTTCTAAATTAACTAAAGCTTTTAGTAGTGCAGCATCTACAGATGACAAAGTAGCTATATCATTTTGGATGAAACGAAATGGTACTGGAAATTCTGCAATAGGAAGTACAACAAATACTAAAATAATTTCAGGAGATGATTTTAACCAACTTGAAATTAATACTGGTAATCCTTCAGGATTTAGTGACCAATTTGGATATTTTTGTAATGCAGGTAATAATGGTGCTTGGTATAAAGCAAAGTTACGAGATATTTCAGGTTGGTATAATATTATATGGATATATGATTCAACACAAAGCACAACAACTGATAGAGTAAAAGTTTATATAAATGGAGTTAGCTTACCTATAGGTGATAGTAATTTATGGAATTACACGAATGGTGGGATAGACCCTTATCCTTCACAAAATGCAGATACTACTTTTAAAAAAAATGGATTGACTACACACATAGGAAACTACGAATATGATGGAGCAGGATATTGGGGTGGTACTTTAGCAGAATTTATTGTTATAGATGGTACTGCTGCATATACAGATTTTGGTGAATCTAAAAATGGTGTGTGGATTCCAAAAGACCCTAGTGGTTTAACCTTTGGTAATAATGGTTTTCATCTTAAATTTGAAAATGCAAGTGATTTAGGTAATGATAGTTCAGGAAATAATAATGATTTTACAGCAGCAGGACTTACAGCAGACCATCAAGTTCTTGATAGTCCAACATTTGGGAGTTAAATAAATATGGCAAGTAGTGGAAATTTTTGTACCTTTAATCCTATATCAAAAGTAGGAAGTATAACTTTTTCTGGAGGTAATACTAAATCTGTTCACGCAAATAACCAAGCAAGTACTATACATGATTGCACATTTGATATTCCTGATACAGGAAAATGGTATTTTGAATGTAGATTTGCAAATAATAATACTGGTGGTGGTTTGGTTAGTATGTTTGTTTTATACGATAGAGCAACTGAATATATAGGTGAAGGAACTTTTACAAATCAAGGTGGCAATTACATTACTTATTATGGACACAATAATGGTATATATATTGGCAGTTCATTAACAAATTATACAAGTCAAATAGCAACACAAGCCAATGCTATTGTTAGTTGTGCTATTGATAGAGATAATGGACATATGTGGGTAGCAGTAAATAATACTTGGATTAATGGAACACCTAATTTTTCTGATGGCACTAATAAAGTAGCTTCTCCAACTGCAGGTACAAAATATGGATTAGCTTTTTCTGGAGCAGGTGGTTCTTCTTCAGCTTTTTGGATATGTAATTTTGGACAAGCCTCTGATTTTCTTGGAACAGAAACAGCTCAAGGTAATGCAGATGCAAATGGTTTTGGTGATTTTTATTATGCACCACCATCAGATTATTTAGGTATTTGTTCAGCTAACTTACCTATATCATCTGACATAGACCCTGCAGGAGATGATGGAGCAGATGAAAACCCTACTAAACAATTTTTTATGTCACAATATTCTGGAAATGGAAGTAACAGAACAATAACTACAGCAGCACAACCAGATTTAATATTTATAAGAAGTTATAATGGTGCACAAGATTGGTATGTTTTAGATTCAACTAGAGGTATTACAGATGGTAAATATCTATTGACAAATTCTACTGCAGTAGAAGCAACATTACCTCAAAGTAATTTTCAATCTGTAGGTGCTACATCTGTAGGCATATCTAGTGGTACTTGGTTAAATAGTAGTGGTAGTGAATATCAAATGTGGATGTGGAGAGCAAATGGAGGAACAACAGTTAGTAATTCAGATGGAGCATTAACAAGCACAGTACAAGCAAATCAAGCAGCAGGTTTTTCTATATCTAAATATACCTCTAATGGAAGTGGAGAAAGTTTTGGACATGGATTAGGTGCAGCACCAGATTTTTTTCAAATTAAAAAGATAGATAATCAAGCTAGAAACTGGATGGGTTGGCATACAGGTTTAACAACTCCTACAACAGGTTATATACAATTAAATTCTGATGCTGCTGAAGGTAACGACACTTTATGGACTAGCACAGCACCTAGTAGTACAGTTATATATGTAAAAAGTAACACAACAGAAGTTAACAATCCATCAGGAGATAGTTACATTTGTTATGCGTGGAGGTCAATAGAAGGATTTAGTAAATTTGGAAGCTACGTTGGAAATGGTAATGCAGATGGACCATTTATTTATACAGGATTCAGACCTCGTATGTTATTTGTCAAACTAAGAAATAGTGCAGGTGATTGGTGGATACAAGATACTGCTAGAAGTACATTTAATCCTGCAAGTAAATATATGGCAT